CCTATCGCCAGGATCATCGACACGACGGTGCCGAGCTGGTACCTCCTATCCTGCGGAAGCTCCGCAGCGGACACGATTTTACCTTTGGAGATCTTGTTATCCACCGCCTGGTGGTAGAATGTGTCGTTGACGAGCTTACCGATCAGGATGGCCATGACGACCGATGCGGCCAGCATGAACGGGAGGTACGCCTCCGGTGTAACGATTGTGTTGACGTCTATCATTTTTGTAGCCTCCAGTATGATGAGGATCGAGACCAGCGCCCATATCCCCCTGCCCACCTGCATCCAGGGGGACAGGAGCAGGGCGATGAGCCTCATTCCTTTTTCACCACCCCGATCTTCGGGATCGTGATCTTGCCTGTGTACACAGCCCAAAGGAACACTCCGATGAGGAAGACCGCGATGATGATCGCGCACTGTCCGAGCGCTGTGCTCCAGAACGCGGGGGCAGGTGCCGCCGATTCAATGGCCGTGATGGTCGTGTCTGCGACGATGGCGGTGCTGAAGTCCCAATCCCAGCCTGCATAGCCTGCAGGGACGGATGCGGGCCTGATGGCCTCGTCGCCGTGCGCCACGGTCTCGGTGAGGAATACAGTCTCATCTGCGCCGTAGACGAAGAGCACTTTGTATACCTCGGCTGCGAACCCCGCGGAGAACACTGTGTTCCCTGTGAACTCGTAATCCGCGGTGTAGGTCGCTCCGTCCGCATCGGTCCAGCCGAGGAACCTAAAGGCATCCTTGACGGGATCTGCGGGGACGCTCAGCGTCCCGGTGCTCTCGGTCGTCCCGGTCGCCACGGTGACGCCCTCGACGACCCACTTCACGGCGAAGATCTCACTCCATGTCGCGCTGTAAGTCGCGTCTGCGGTCACGGTCTCGGCGACAGTCGGGGACCATCCTCCGAAGGTGTAACCCGATTTCGTCGGGTCCACGGGTGCGACGATCGCGTCGCCGTAGCCGTATGTGCCCGTGGATATGACGGTCTCCCCGTCCACGAACTGGACGGTGTACTCAACGTCGGATATGATCGCATCGAAGACGGTGGCCGCCTCGGAGGACAGCGTCACGGTGGAGCCTGCTCCGACCGTGATGGCCGTTCCGTGGTACTGCCACCCGTCCATCTGCTTGCCTTCGGGCAGGTCTAGACCGAGCTCCTCGATGGATTTGAGGACCACGGTCGCCGACGTGCCGGTGAAGGAGTATGTCGTATCCGCTACGACGTACTGTATCTCGTATGTCTCGCCCACCGCGTCGACGTCATCGGAACCATTCATGAGAACGGCACCTCCGACGCAGACCAGAAGGGCGAGCATAACAGCGAATATTCCTGTTTTGTTTAGTGACAAGTTATCACCTCGCATAACTATCAGGTGCGCACCCTAATGTAATCACAATAAAAGTTTGACGTTTACGGCATGGTCGGGAGCTCGGGCACGTCCACGGAGAATGTGGATGCCAATGCGGACACTGCCTCGTTCCACTGGTCGAGTGCGGTGATGTACGCGGACCACAGCGCCACGGACAGCTCGTCGGCCGTTCTTTTGCTCCTGTAGGCGACGTTGTAGAGATCGTCCGTCCTGCGGTGCTGCGCGTTCCTGAAGATCCTGTGCAGGGGCTCCGTCCACGGTTCCCCTCCGGGCACGTTTCCGGCCTGCACCTGCTCGTGTTCTCCGAGTTCGAACCATATTCCGTCATAGGTCCATGTGATGTTCCCATTCTCGTCTTCCGGGTTCTGCACTATGTCATAATGCACCCAGCACCCTGTAGGGCCTGCGATGTGCTCCGCAGGTCTTGCCGTTCCGTTTATTCCTTCTATCGTTTTCATGATGTCACCATCCTGTCGACTACGTAAATGGTTTTACTAGCCAATCTGTGGCCGTCGCAGTGCATCAGGCATCCCCGATACGACGACAGACAGCCCAGGTCATGGCAGTCGAGCTTCATCCCTTCGCCGATCTTCGAGATCAGCCTTCCGATGGAACGGACCAGACGCTTCTTCGTCCTCTTCCTGATGAGGCAGAATGAACGAAAGGTGCGGTATCCGACGAAGTCGACCCCTCTGTCCTCCACAGGGAAAACCTGCCAGTTCTTCTTCAGGACGAGGCCCCACGGATCGATGAACTCCGATATCCTCCGTCTCACGCGATGCAGCCACTTCTTAGACCATCCGAGGACGATCATGTCGTCCATGTAGCGCAGATAGTATGCGCAGTGGTAGTCCTCTTTGAGATAATGGTCCAGATCGGAGAGGTAGAAGTTGGCTAAGAACTGCGATGTGTAGTTGCCTATGGGGATGCCCGGATACGGATACTCGTAGATGATGCGGCCGAACAGCCACAGGACATCCTCGTCCTTGATGCGTCTGCGGAGCTTCTGCATGAGCACGTCCTTATCGATGCTCGGGAAGAACTTCCGGACGTCCATCTTCAGGCAGTATTTGGCGTTGTCATTGCGGAGGTATTTCTTGAGCGTGGCGAGTGCCTGATGGCTTCCTCTTCCCGGAAGCGCGGCGTATGTCTGCGATATGAGGTTCTTCATGATGATAGGCTCCACGACCTGCATGATCGCCCAATGCACTATACGGTCGGGGAAGAACGGCAGATCTGCGACGTCCCTGTCCTTGCCGTTCTCATGCACGACGAACATCCGATACTCCGAGGAATGGAACGTCTTATGGATCAGCATCTTCTGTATATCGCGCAGATACGGTTCGGGATCCTTATCTATCTTCCTGACCTCCGACCTGCATGTCTTGCCCTTGCGTGCGTTAGTGTAGGCGCGCTTGATGTTCTCCATCGAGATCACGTCCTTCCACAGATTGCCTGCTCTTTTTGTCATTGTTTCGCCTTTAGCCTATTTCCGACCTTTCCCTATCAGCGGTACTAAGACGGTTTCGTTTTGTTCTGTTTCACCGAGGGGTGAGGTCACATTGGAGTGTAAGTTCGGGATTCCTCCCAGGCTACATGTCAGGCGCGCCCCAATATTCGTATTGGAATTGGACAGATCATTATTAGCATTCAAGTACGAGGGACCGGCATTCCCATTGGACGCATTGTCCGAATTGCCACCCACGTGCCCAAGCCATAAGACCTAAGCGCAAATTTCCAGCGTGACCTATCCGCCCTTGCGGGCTGGACTGTGATGTTGGAAGCGGTTTCAAGTAGTTTGGAAAAATGTTTTTAGCCTACCTGTTAACCGCGCGAGGACGCGCGGTCAGTCATTGAACACAAAGGCCAGGCGCGCCCCACGATACGCACTGGAAGCGGACAGATCACCAGCATCCAAGCACGAGGGACCGGCATACCCATTGGACGCACCGTCCGAATAGCCACCCACGCGCCCAAGCGTTTCGCTGGTGGGGAACCACTGACCATCGCATAGTCCGACCGCATTGGACCCTCCGTTGTCCGCGTTGCCGAGACCCCAGTTAAGATCACCCTGCAGGATGGTCTTCGAGTATCCGGACTGCGAGCTGTTCGCTTCGATATTCACCTTGTTGGATGAATTGTCCGTAGGAATCGCGTTCTGTCCTGCGTAGTAAGTTCCACCGTTGCCGTAGAAGTCGTCGATGAACTGATACTGCGATCCCCACCAATCCTCAAGGAGGAACTTCATAGCTGAGGATGTTCCGGAGACATCTCCCGCGAACGGACCCATGGCATTCGTCACTCCTGTAGTGTTGGATCCGTAGGCGTGACCTCCCTGTCCGATCTTCCTCTGACCGTCGAATGATTTCGCTGCGAAGAAGCAAATGTCCCTGATCAACCTCCACTGGTGATAATTCCAAAGCATCCAGTTCGTTCCGTTCGCCTGTGCCTGTGTTCTGAACACCGCCCTGGTCTGCGACTTCGTCGGCAATACTCCCGACAGGGACATGAGCTTTGATCCGGAGACGTATCCGTTGTAGACACCGAGCGCGAGGTTGTCGTACTCCACGCCGCCGATGGTGTGCGCGTGAGCCGTGCCCTCGCTCGCTTTGTCGGAGATCGTGAGCTTGCCGCTCTCCCCTTTGGTGTAGACCTTCGGGATGACGAGCATGGTGTTCTTCGTAGTGATGTCCGAGGCGTTGCCGTCCTCGTCGAGGGCGAGGTTGTCCGGGTCGAGTATCTTGGAGATCGAACCGTCGGTGTTGAACGTTGCGTAGTACATCTTCTTGAGGAGCTTGTTCACCCTGAATCCCCAGGATCCGACGGTCGTGACCGTTCCGAGTGTCGCTCTTGTGTTGCTGAGAGGTGTGAAGCCTGCCGCATCATCTCCGTAGGTGAAGCATCCCGTGGGGTCGGTCTGCATAGTCGTGGAGTTGAGCGACATCGTGAACTTGAACCCGAAGTTGAGCACCAGCGACGCGGTGTACGATCCTCCCGCTTCCGCAGTGATCGTCACGGGGTCGCACGTCGCACCCGTCGGCAGGTCAGTTTGTATGGTGTAGATCCCGACGTCGTTCAGCATGAGGTTGGCCACGCCCGAGCTGTTGGTCGTTCCCGTCACCGTATCAGTGCCGTTGGTCGCCGTGATCGTCCTTCCGGACTGGAAGCCCGACGAGGACGAATCCGTCACCGTCACGGCCACCGTGGGCTTGGTCTGAAGCGTGAAGCTCTTGCTGTAGACATTGTTCTTCACGGCCGTGAGGCTCTGCGACGCAGGTGTGAGGTATCCGTTCGGTGCGACCACCGAGACGAGATAGTCATCCTCGACGAGCTCGAGCACGGCAACTCCCGAGGAGTTCGTGTAGGCCGTGACTGTCGAATCTCCGACCGCACGCACGAGAAGACCGCTTGCTGCAGCAGAAGGTGTGACCGTGACAGTCAGGACGGGCTTCGCATCCAGTGCGAAGGTCTTCGAATAGGTCTGTCCTGCGACAGCCACCTGCGACTGCGATGCAGGTGCGAAATACCCCGAAGGGGTGTCGCATGTGATCGTCCAAGATCCTGCAGGCAGTGAGAGCACACAGGTTCCGTCTGCTCCGGTTGTCCCGGTGACAGGTGAAAGGCCTGTCGCGGTTGCCGTGATGGTCCTTCCTGCCCTGACGGCAGTGGGAGTGACGGAGACAGAGACCTGCGCCTCTTCGTAGAGATCGTATGTATGAGAGTAGCTCTGACCGGCAATAGGTGTCAAGGGATAGTTCGCAGGTATGACATAACCTGCAGGTGCGTCACATGATATGACGTATGCTGTGCCTGCCATGAGCGTCAATGTTGCGGTTCCGTCTGCTCCTGTCGTACCTGTGACCGGAGTTCCGCTTGAAGGTGTTGCTGTGATCGTCCTTCCTGCCTGATAACCTGCAGAGCTCTGATCCACGACGGTTATCGCCACTGTGGGCTCGTCAAGGATCGTGAACGACTTCGTGTACACTCCGCCGGCAACAGCACTGACCGATGCACTCGAAGGTGACACTCCCTGACCTGTCGGATAATCGACGGTTATGGTGTAGTCTGCGATCTCGAGGACGATGAGAACAGATCCGTCTGCTCCTGTCGTGCCCGTGACCGTCTCTCCCTCGTCGGGAGTGCATGTGACTAGCCTTCCTGCTTTGTCCGTCCCCGTGCATGTGACCGTGAGCTTCGGCGCCTCGTAGCACGTCGCGGAGAGTGAGGTGCTCGTGTCCTGTATCGTCACGACAGACGATGCAGGCGTGATGGTGAAGTCGGCCTTGGACAGCGCCACGGTATAGGTCATTCCCTGCTTGACCCCGAGCGTGGCCTTGCCATCTGCATCCGTCGAGCCTGTGACTGCCGTTCCCGTCGTAGGTGTGGCCACGACGCTGATGCCCGAGAGCACAGGTGTACCGGCTGATGCCGTCACACTCACGTTGAGATAGAAGTCCACGCCTCCGCCCCCTGCTCCGAATGTGGAGACGACATGTCCCGTCTGCGCTCCCTTGATCCCGGTCGCGATGCAGTTCAGCATGATCGAGGGCTTGTCGCCGTCAGCGACGAGCGTGACCTTCCCCGAAGCGCTCACCGACAGTGCGGTGATCTGCGCATCCGCGAGTGCTTCTCTGGTGCTCCCGTCCGGAGCATCGGGTCCGATGATCGGTGTCGCTATGCCTGCGACGTCCGCGACCGTCACCTCCGCGGTGTACGGCCCCGTTCCTGTCCATGCCGTCGCCGGGACCGTGAACGCCACCGTAGTGTCTGGTATGATGGAGCCCGGGAGCTCCGCATCGCTGTTCAGTATCGGGACATCTCCCGCCGCGCTCGCCTGGACGCTTCCCTTGATCGGGCCGTCCACTGTCAATCCGTTGTACTCTTTCTTGCTCATGCTATCGCCTTTATCGTGAAAATGTCCCCTATTGCCGGTGCCGTGTAGAATGTGACCTGGATGGTCGATGACGTGCAGACCACGGTCGTGGAGATGATCTCTCCATCCTCGTAGAGCGTCACCACCGGGATGCCGCTCAAACCATGGTTGAGAGTGAAGACTCTGGTCGTGCCGTCCCCCGTTATGGTCCCTGTGAAGAGCGCCAGGTCAGAGGACGACGGGGTGAAGGGTTCCCATCCTGTCGCCGTGCGCCTGATGGATTGACCCATGCCGACCTCCTCCGTGAGCATCAGCACCTTGTTCGCCGCGTTCCCGGTGGGGATGCGCGAGACATTGAGGGTCCCGCTCCCGATCTTAGACGCGGGGAGGGATGGTATATCGGTGGCGTCCAATGCCTCGCCGAGGGTCACCAGGCCCTTGGCGTCCACGGTGATCCTAGTGAATGTGCCCGCTACGATGCCTGCGTTGGCCTCCACGGCCCCGATGTCCGCGGGAGTGAGGACCACATCGGAAGAGAGCGCATGGCCGTTCACGGTACGCTCCGGGGGCACCGCCCCGATGTCCGCAGGCGTGAGAACCACATCCGCCGACAGGGGCTTCTCGTTGACCGTCCTCTCCGGGGGCACCGCACCCACGTCCGCAGGCGTGAGGGCAATGTCCGAAGACAGCGCCTTGTTATTGACCTTGCGAGTGGTGGGCACCGCACCCACGTCCGAAGCTCCGAGGGAGATGTCCGCCGACAGAGGCTTCTCGTTGACCTTCCTGGTCGTAGGTACCGCGCCCACGTCCGAGTAGGACAGTGTGACGACGCCCGTCTGCCCGTTCACCGATATGACGGCCCCGGGGCCCACGATCTGGATCCATGCGGTGAGGTCGGAGTACAGTCCGTTGAGGAACCACACACCGTCGTTGTCGATGTCGGGGTCTGCCGTGACCTTGGCGATGTCCCCCTTCTGCGCGTTCGTGAGCGTCACGAGCTCCGCCTTGGTCGGTACGGATCCGGCGTACTCGCCTATCGCGAGAGGAGGGATGACCGAATCGGGGAGTTTCCCATTGACATTGAGTACGGGAACCTGTCCGGAGGATGTTCCGACGTCCCTCTCTGCGACCGTTCCGAGGGTGGGCTTGTGCAGGATCTGCGCGTCACCGTCCGCAGCGGTCCAGTCCGCGTTGACGTTGACCTCCGCCCCTTCCTCGACTGTCGAGAGCTTGGTCTTCTCCGCCGTCGAGAAGTCCTCGGTCGACAGTCCCTTCCCTGCGATCTTGTCCACCTTCCCGTCGAGGGCGGTCTGCTGCGGACCGCTGACGGGCTTGATCGCGTCGCTAGTATTGTCAACGTTCTCCAGGTCGATGTTGGTCTTGGTCTGCGCTTTCTGCGCCGAGGTGAGGGCCTGTGCCACCGTGGACAGCACATCGAGGTCGTCCCCGGTGATCTCCACGTCCCCGGTCTGCCCGTTGAAGCTGTTCACCACGTTCTCGGGTCCGAGACCGGGGCGATATATCACGCACGTGAACCCGTCCTCGGCGGGCGGGGTGTAGAATGTGACCTTGGTGCGGTTCTTGGAGATGCGCTCGAAGACCGCATCCACGGTCTCCCTGTCATCCAGGTTGGAGTAGATGACATGTGCCGTCAGAAAGGTATTGAATCCGTGATTGCACACGAACTCGGTGGAGCTTCCGTCTCCGAGGAGGAACACACGGTACGCCCCGGGATCGTCACCTCCGCCGCCCCCGCTCCCGCGGACGAGCGTCCACCATGCGGTCAGCGGTTCATCGGGAATATTGCCCCTGTTGCTGTCATTCTGCGAAATGTAGAGGTCCCCGTTGTACGTCACCGTCGAGTCCTGGGCGTAGGTGATGAGCGAGCTCCACACGGGCGTTCCGCGGTTATTGTGCACGACATCGGCATCGAGGGCCCTGGTGTCCAGGTCGTCCCTCACGAGCTTCTCCGTCGGGAGGTTGTCGTCGCTCGGAACTGCGCTCCATGCATCGACGACGCGGGGGCCCGTGGCATCCACATCGCCGACCGCATCTGTCATCAACAGGCGATCGGATTGGGAGAGACGGCTCTTCAGGAACGTGTCATCCACGGCCTTGACGCTCGGGACGTTCTCATCGCCGGGATCTGCCGGCCATGACGTCATCACATCGGACCATGCGACGAAGTCGTCGTCGACGTTGATCGTCACGGTGGACCCGTCCAAACGGGTGAACACCATCTCTCCGCCGTCCTCGGTGACGTCCACTATCGCCCTCTCGATCAAGAGGCCGTAAGCGGTCTCGATGGAGCCCATGGCGTTGATCGCGGGGGAGACGTTGAGGGAGACGAGGTTCTTCGAGGCGATGATCTCCTGCTGTCCGTCTCCCGCATCCCTGGAAAGGACGAGCTGGAGGGGGAGTTTGAGGTCCGCCTTGCATGCTTTGAGGATGTTTACGTTGAGGGTGCACTTCCCGGCTGCATCGAGCATGAGGAAAGGGTAGACCATCCGGCCCTGCGCCGACCTGACCTTCACGCGGAAGTCCAGCCTCGCGGTGTATCCCTCCGGGATCCCGTTGACGGTGATGTCCGCGGATAAGTTGTCTATAGTCGTCCCTGCGTACTCGTCCGAGGTGTCGAGCATCCGTGTCGTCGGATCGTACACTAAGACCAGGCTAAGCATGCGCATTAGATTGGAACGTTGCATTACGTATAATCAGGATAAAAATGGCGGGAGGAGTGGGAGGATGCCCTCCTCCCGGGGGTGTTCTTATTCTGTAGGTGCGTGCCTGCACCCGTTCAGGACAACGACCGCAGAGATGACATTACCTGTAGATGCGGTTCCGCCTTTCGTTGCGACGACCTTGATGTATTTTTTGTATCCTTTGTATCCTATGATCCCGGTCTGCGCTGCATCGTTGGTCGCGGCGACACTGATGGGCGTTCCATAGATGTCGCTGGATGCGACATCTGTGTAGTTCGAGTCATCATCGGATTCCACTAGCTTGAAAGTGAAGGTCGTATCGACATAGGCTCCGACCGTGATGATGACCGATGCTTCGAGAGCACCGGACACATCGACTGCGTTTCCTGTTGTGTTGGTCGTCTTCACGGCAGGTGCGATACTGATCGCGACCTTTGACTGGCTTGCTATCTCATATTTCATACCTCAACCTCCTTAAGACGACTTCATAGTCACCTTGGCAATCCTGTTGCCGTCGACGACCATCCCTCCGACCCGCTTCGTGAACTCGAACAAGATCTGTCCGGAGTACCGGTACGGGTTGCGGAGGATGTTGATGTCCTTCCTGTCGGCTATCCTATACGCAGAGAAGTCCCCATAGGCCACGGGGGACGCGCTCGCCGCTATGTCGGGCATGGCCCAGGATTTGACGACGGGTATACCGTCGAACGTCGGGGGCATGCCTGCTGCGAGAGAAGGCTGCCAGAGATACTGCCCCTGTGTGTCCTTGAGCTTCCTGAGCTTGAGCGCGGTCTTGAAGTTCATCAGATAGGTGGCGTTCTTCTCCACGCTGGACTTGGCCACCTCTCCGTATCCTCTGATGTCTATGACCTCGTCCGCCGTGATTGCCGTTGCCGATGCCGTCGCGTTCCCGGTCTGGACCTTGTCGCACACGAGGATACCTTCGGGGCACTTGAATCCCGAACCGTTAATGAATTCGTCTTCCTCGACCTTCGCGAACTTCTTGGAGATCCTGGTCATAATGTCCTGCTCTACGTTGAAGACGGCATCGTCTATGAGGTTCTGCGATATTTTAACGGAGGCGTACATGTCGTTGATCTCGAGGTTGTTCAGCCCATACTTGAGGTCAGTCTGTGACGGCCTCGTCTCCAGCTCGCCGATGAAGTAGGCATCCTCGCCTTCATCCTCGATGGGGATCTGCGTAGACCCCGATCCCACGGTCATCTGCGACGCGAGCGTCCTGATGACGTTGTCGTCCTGCGCGAGGCGGAGGATCTCCGAAGCGACCTCTCCCACCACGAGGTAGCCTCCGACCGGGCCGTCGTTGGTGGCCATGGTCTTGACTCCCTTCCTCGCGAAGGAACTGAATCCTTTCCCTTCGTCCGTGTCTCTCCATCCGAGCTTTCCGCCGGCCCCGGAGAGGATGCTCTTCTCCTGGAGGTCGGATATTGCCTCAAGGGCCTTCTTGAGCTCTGCCTGATTAGCGTCCATCTCCTTCTTGACCTCGCCGTATGCCCCGACGTTGCCCCTGAGCTCGTCGGCGATGGCCTTCTGCTCACGGAGGAGGGTGACGATCTCCTTGTACTCATCTGCTGCTGTCATGCGTTCATCTCCTTCTTGAGCTCCTGGAGTGCCGATAGGTTGTCCCGGAGCAGTCTCTTGACCTCTGGGGTCATAACATGTTTGCCGTCCTCGGGATCCTCATCCTCGTCTTCGGGCCCATCGCCCTCCGCTTTGGTCTTGGGCTTGCATCCCTTGTCCGGGGTCTCGTCATCTGCACCTTCAGGCTCGTCCTCGACCTCATCCTCATCCTCGAAGGCCTTGTCGAGGAGTGCAAGGATCTCGTCCCTGTCCTCCTTGGTGAACTTCTTGAGTGAGAGTGATCTCGACAACCGGGACCTGACGGTGCCCTGAGTGGTCCCTTTCATAGTCTTCGCCTGCGCTTCTGCCATCGGGTTGGCCGGGAATGCCGTGAGGCTCCCCTCCCACAGATCGACCTCGATCAGGTGGCGGATGCCGTCCTGGTCATAGGTCGCCCTCTTGGTCGAGTAACCGATGGACAATCCCTTCACATCCCCCTCCTTAAGGAGGGAGAAGATCTCCTTCGCACGTTGCACTCCGAAGTTGAGCTTCCCCTTGATGAGGAGGTTCGATTCGGTGCTGACAACGTGGAAAGACCCCACGATCTCGTTGTCGTTGTGGTTCCAACACAGCGGGAACTTGGTGCCCTTCTCGGCGATGGACGCGTCGAAACAGCCCGGCTCGCAGATATCTCCGACCCGGTCGACGTTTCCGTAGGTGGAAAGAACTCCCTCGAAAGAGCCGAGACCGTCGTCCGCTTTCACTTCTGTGATAGTGAAATTCTTCCGTGCGACCATGTGTGATGATTAGTGTCGCTCAATGTCTATTATCAGCATAAACACGGATAATCAGACATGCACGGTGAAGTAGCACCTGCAGTTGATGAACTCCGCAGCAGGTGCCCCGTGGGTGCTGTCCCCTGGACATTCCATCTGAACGTATCCGTACTTCCCGGTCCACGTCCACTTGTCGTCAAATGGTACCTGCCTCCCGTTGAGGTGCATGTGCGTTTCGCGTGTCAGTGAATCGGTCGTCGCCTGCCATTCCTTCACGGTGTCCTTCGGAGGATCCATGCTCTCGATCGTGACTAGCTCGGTGCGGTTGCTGGCGCAGGCTGTCTCCGTCCTGGCGATCGCGTTCGCCCTGTAGGTCTTGATGTTGTTGTTGAAGATGTCCGTGATGTCGTCCCGGAACTGTACCATGCTCTCTGACGACATGTACGCCTTCTGGATCTGCTCCATGGTCGTGGAGTTGATCCCGGCGATGTTCCGGGCGCAGTTGTCCTCAATCCATTGTTGCACGAGGACCTGATAGTATAGCAGGCTCTCGTCGCTCTTGTGCTCCAGCGATTGCCACGCGCTCTTGACCTTGGCCGTGGTCTCCACCATGGGATAGATGTCGTCGGCCATGCGTGTGTACATAGATGTGTAGATGCGCTCGAACATCGGGTTGACCGAGAGCACTGCATCGGAGAGGTCGTAGAAGGTGGGGTCGTCATCGAGGGCTATCAGATTCTTCAGCTGGCGGTTGAATGCCGTGCGGAGGTTGTAGCGCATGGTCCTCTCGTGCTTGCTCCGGATGAGCTCGATCTGGCGGTGCAGGAGCCTCTGCTTGTACGGGGAGAGGTTCCCGACCGCCTTGATCTCCGGCGAGAACTCGTACGCCTTCATCGAGGGCTTATAGGACGCCATCTGCGTCCCCGTCCTGCGGTGCCGATACGTCCTCTATCTCGTCGATGGGCATCACTCCCATATTGACCAGCAGGCTGTCGGCCATGGAGCTTACGTGGGGCTCGTAGCCCAGCTTCTCGCGTTTCTCGTTGATGGTCAGGAATGAGCTCTGCTCCAGTGCGGTGTAGACCTCTGTCTGGTCTCCCATGAGGTCGTTGACCTGCTCTATGTCGTATGTCATCCTGGAGACGTCCGGGTAGAACGGCAGGAGGTATGCCGACAGAGCGCCGTAGATCAGCTTGAGCAGAGGGATGACGGTCGTCTGTACGGTCTGGCGGTAGGATTCGGACATGTTCGCGTAGGTCTTGTTCTGGCTGTCCCCCAGGACCTCCGGCGCGATGCCGTATGCGATGGATACTTCTCTTGCGGATATGGCTGTGCCTTGGACATAGTCCATCTCCACGGAGGTCATCCCCAGGCTGGTGGCCTTCTTCCCGTCGTCGAGGATCATCCCTTTGCCCGCGTTGGTCGTCCCGCCGTAATAGCTCTGGAGTTGTTTGGTCATCCCCTCGAACTGCGCGTCTGTAAGAGCTCTGGGGACCTCGATGATGACCGACCCCTTGGCCCCGTTCTTGGTCATGGCGATATTCCAATCCCGAATCGCGTTCTGCATCTCCACCGATTTCTTGGCCGAGACGATGGGGGAGCATCCCCTGACGCTGGCAGGGTCGGGATTGTGCAGCTTTATGTGGATGAGGTCCTGCGGTTCGAGCGTCATGATCCCGGCGGTACCGCGCGAGACCCGCCAGCACTTGATGGGGTCGAGAGGGTCGCCGGTCTCCTCCGCCATGACACTCTGCGGTGATATGACGAAGAGCTTCCTCACGCCGGAGGCGGTCTTCAGGGGGAAGACGAAAGCTTCGCCGTAGATGCCGAGGTTCGTGCCGATCTCTATCATGAACTCGTTCCTGTCCATGCTGGGGTTTGGGCGGTCTAGAAGCTTCATGAGAGGATGATCATCCCTGACGATCTGCTGACCGTCCGTTCCGAAGATGAGCGTGTCCGGACGTGCCGTGAATGCACCGTACAAATCGCTAGCTCTTCTGACGTAAGGGTTGTTCAGATATCCGGCCTTGGCCTGTCCATGGGGCGATGTGAGCGCCTCCCCGTCGGCAAAGAGCCCCGAGAGGACCATGGCAGACACGCCGCTCTCACGAGAGTTCGATTTATGGAAAAGTCTGCTCATGATGCCCATGCTATCACGATTAGATGCGTGTGGGGGATAAAGTGTAATCAGTCAAAATAAGTACAGTCTCTGCGGAGGCGTTGCGCTCAATTCGGCGAAAGCTCCCGACCCCGAATCCACTATGTCGTCATGGGAGCCGAGTGGGAATTCGCGGAACTCCTCCACTAACTCGCGGTTCCAACTCGCGCGTACCATGGAGACCAGCCCGTTCTCGATGGCCGCCGCGAACGGCCCTGCCCGGAGCTCCTTGGATCCTGTCACCCTGTCCCCGCGGAAGTCGAATCCTGGCAGGATGACCCTTGCGTACAGGTCGATGATGTCCACTCCGGACGAGCCCGGTTCCTGCTCCATGCGGATCTTCGTGGCGGGCCCGTCCAAGGATGCCGTGGAGCGCACCGATGCCTGCACCTCCGCCGGAGAGTACTGCACATGAACAAGGTCTTCGATGCAGTACCTGCCGTCCTTCTCCGCGAGCAGGAATCCGGAAGTGTAGTCCCCTCCTCCCGATGTCGCCGCCTTGTCCCAATAGCGGCACCTCTGCGCCTCACGTGGGAACGGATGGTCTGTGAGCTGTATCCTATCCACCTTGAACATCCCACCCTCCAGAGGGGTCGGACGGCCTTGATAGAGGGCCTCGAACACGCGGGATCCCATCGCCGCCTTCTTCCTCTGGAGGTCGTCTATCGTGAACCTCTCGGGCCACAGCGCACGCCCTTCATCGTCTATGGCGGGGAGATTGAGCACCTGCCAACTGTCCCCGTCGTCGTTGAGGATGCGCCCTGCGAGGTCGTCGTAATGCCACCTGGTCATGATGAGGATGATCTTCCCTCCCGGGGAGAGACGCGTAGAGGCCACCGATGTGAACCAGTCGTAGGTCTTGTCCCGGATGGTGATGCTCTCGGCCTCCTCCATGCCCTTCACGGGGTCGTCGATGATGACCAGGTCACCTCCGGAGCCCGTCAGTCCTGCACCCACACCTGCGGCGATGAGCGAGGGTCTCCCGTTCCTCTTGCCAGCGAGTTGGAACTCGTCCACGGCATCGACGGAGAATACCTGACGAGGCCAGATCCTGCGGTGCACATCGTTGTCGAACCTGAATCTGCATGCTCTGGACATCTTACGCGCCTGCGACTGGTTGTAGGATGCTATGATGACCTCTCCCTGCGGATGATTGGACAGCCACCATGCCGGGAGGCATTCGCTCCCGATCGTGGACTTCATATGCCTCGGAGGCATAGATATTATGAGGCCCCTCTTTTCCTCCTGATCGAGGAAGTTCTCGATGGTCTCGCAGATCAGATGGATGTGCTCTCCGTCCTTGTAAGTCGGATTGCAGAGGACGGTCTCTGCAACGTAATCGTATAGGTGGTGCTTCGCGCTTGCGAGGCGCACAATCTCGGCCTTGAGGACGGCCTTCACTTCGGAGGACCGGGCAGTCATGGTATCATCAGAGTTTCTTGGCGAGGAGCAGCATATCGTCCAAGGTCATGCTGCGGACATTGTCCTCGGTCACGCTATCAACGGTATCGTCCGCTCCGGGCATTGTTCCCTTGTCGAGACCGCACCACTTCGCAAGGTCACGGAGTGCCGATTGAATGAGCTTCTGATGTTGCACCATCTCCCACTTGGATTGAGGGTCAACCTCTGCACGGGCCTTCGCTTCCTCGTAGAGCTTGAGCTCCGAGACGAGCTGTGCCGTCATGGTCGAAGCAATGGCCTGCCTGCCGATGATGTGCAATGGCGTATCATAGACGACCGCGACACGCTGTGCGACAGATTGCGACACTGTCGCGGAGGGTGCTGTCTCCTTATCGCGGGTGCGCGCGGGAGTGGGAGATTTGGAGACTTTCGCGACACCTTGAGAGCTGTCGCGCATGCTCTTCTGCACCCTGTGCACCGCATCCTTGGACGCTCCTACTCGCTTCGCAATCTCTCTCACCGACATGCTGCCTGTGAGATCGATTATCTCCTGACGCTGTGCCTCACTGATGGCCATCAGTCATCCTCCGATAGGACGCTGATGTCGAATCCCGATGCAATGTACCTCTTCGTTCTCTCACGGCTGATGCTGTTCCCCAAATGTGTGTAGATGCGCTCGATCTCCCTGTCGGAGAACTCGCGATCGAAGAACGTCTCCAATCCTCCCCTCATGTAACTACGCGATTTCGATGTCCCGCCCTTGTATGCGGGCCTGGAGAACCATTCCAGGACCTTGCACTCCACCTCTGAGCTGTCTGCGCACGAGTCTAAGCTGAAATAGTTGTCGAACTGGGTGCAGAACTCCCCGCTCTCATTGATGGTACTCTGGGGATATGCGACCATCAGCCTCTTGATCATCTCGAACGATACAGTCAACTGCTTCACCTCCCGATGTGCCGGAGGTATCCTCTCCCTCTCGTCCTCTATCGCCTTCTCTTTCTCCGGTGTCTTTCCGTGCTCCGGTCTCACGATCTTCGATAACTTCTTTCCCGAATTGATACTCATCTCTTTCCCTCCTTCTCTGTGCTCCACAGCTTGGTCTGCAGCCTGCCGTCGGTCTTCCTCCTCTTAGAGGGGACATCGGAAGGGATGAACGGCCTGGAGGAGTTGGCCTGCTCCAGGCTGTCGGCGATGCGCTTTAGGTGGTAGATCAGCATTCCGTTCTGCCGGATGATGACCGTGCCCTCTGCTGACGTGAACCGCTCCGGGACGAAAAGCAACCTCTTCATCCCGTGCGGGGTCTGCACCTCCAGACCGATGAGCTCACCGGTGTCGAGGAGCTCGCGGATCTTCTTCTGGATGGTCGGCGGTGCTGCGATCTTCATCTGGAGGAAATCCTTGTAGCAGATCTCGGTATTCGAGTCGTTCGCATCCCTGACCACATCCATGATCTTCTGACTGACGGCATCCATTGGCATCACACCGATTCTATCTTGGGCGCGACGAATATGTAGAACCTCGCGCAGTCGTAATCAAATGACAGGCGGAGTGGGGCATCGTCGCATAGGCTGATCGAGACCGGCCCCTCCGCGTGGATGTGGCGGAAGATGTCGGAGACGATCTCCGAAGAGTAGAACGACCGATGCTTAGTGCAGACGTCCGTGTCGATGTAGATCTCGGCCGTCTCGCTCTCCGTGGCGCATCCGATGGACAGTCTGCCGCCTTCTAGGGTGCACGACATGCTGTCGCTGATCCTGTCGAATCCGCAGGCCTTCTTCAGGTCCGCGGGGTCGGCCTTGATCTCCGTGCACGGCCGGAACCGGATATCCCTGGAGGTCCTCACCGCATCCAATGTGCGCATGGTGCGCCTCCCTGTGCCGTTCTCGATGCTCACCTGACGGGTCGCCTCTGAATAGGAGATCTCCACCTCGTCCGGCCCGAAGGCCTTCAGTCCGGCGGTGAGCTGGTCTATGTTGAGCGTGACGGATATGTCCCTGCCGACACTCCATTCGCCGATGATCCCCGACCTGGAGATGTCTGCGGACATCCTGCAGAGTGCGCTCTCGCTGTCGTCCGCGATGCTGACCTCTGCCATGCTCTCGGTGAGATTGAATGTCACCTCCGCACCCTTGCCAGCTACTCCGACGATTGGGTCGATTATCTTCAGCAATCCGTCCGCCTTGGCCGTGAATGTCATTCCGGCACCTCCCTGTCCTCTATCATGTCTCCTTTCCTCCTTGCCCCGATGTACCAACGGGAAAGGTCGCTCTGCGTCATATCCGAGACCTTAGGCCCTGTAGTGCACAGCACCCCTCCTCGCATTCATCCTCATCTTCCTCCGGCCCCTTGGCATCGTCCAGAAGGACAGAGATCCCGCCCCATGCGCCCTGACGCTCCATCTCGAACTGTTCAGGCATCAGGCTCATCCTCCTGCACCTCGATAGAGAAGAATGGGCATCTCGCGGTGTTCGATATCCGGGTCTGCGTCCTCTTAGTGCATACCCCATGAGGATTGAACTTGCATCTGCGGTCGCAGTAGACGGGGTCGGGCATGAACGGGCCTCCGATGATGTTCATCAGACCACCGCCCATGCGTTGATGCCGCATCTCTCGATCTTACCCTTCTTCTTCAGCGCGTTGCATCTGGTGGCGACCTCGCCGACCACGGAGGATCTGTCCATCCGGCATTGTGGGCCGATGATGTCCGTGATCTCCTGAACCGTGACGGGATGTCCTGCGGAACGGATCGCTTTGAGAACAGCGGTCTGCGATACCATCAGTCCCACCCCCAGCATCCACAGTAGTAGCTGTCCAGCGGTTCGTCCGGACATGACTTAAAGAATGGGAGATCGACGTTGCTAGATGCGGTCTTCTTGCAGTCCGTGCACCTGGCCATGCGCCCCTCCGGGATCCCGGTGAAAGTATCGTCGACGGTGAAGCACCCACACATCACGCATGCAGGTCTTGTGGTTCCGTCGCGGAGCCTTTCAGTGGAGTTGGATGTGTGGCCACAGGCCATCATGACCTTCGTCACAGTCTCACCTCACCGGTGAGACTCTTCTGGACCTCCTTCTTTCTTTCTGCGCATCCCTTCTTCTTGATGTAGCGGAAGATCGCCTTGCGCACGAACTCCGACGTGTTCTCGGTGCCGACCTTGGCCATGCACTCCCTCATCTTGGCGAGCTCCTCGGAGCTCATGCGGAATGAGATCTGCCTGCCTTCGATCATTCAGACACCTCCGCGAGATGATATTCGTAGGTGAATCCTCTCTGATGACTTTCCCTTCTGATCAGGATCCCTTTGTCCGCCATCTTCTTCAGGATGGTCGTGGTACTCGCGGAGTTGAAGAGATGGAGCTTGCGGTGTACCTGACGGGAGGTGAACCATCCCGCAGTCCGTGCGTACTCGATGATGCGTGACTCGATGGTCATGCATTCACCTCCGCACCGCAGTTGGGGCAATGCCGGAGGATGAGCTTCCTCTCGGCGATGACGATCCACGCGACCGTCGACTTCTGCGACTTGCCGGGACGTACGGCCCCGAGAGAGACCAGGGTGTGCATCACGGCACAGCACGGCTCTACCGTCTTGTCGGTGACGACGAGACGTCCGTCGTATGTGGCGGTCATACCCTCCCCTCCATGTGGGCGTAGTCTTTGACCTTCGTGACGAAATCAGACATAGACCGTCCCCCTTGACATGATGCTGTGGCTGTCACCGTCGAGGAAGACCTCGCGGTCGGGGTGCTCTGCCTGGATCCTCTCCACCTCGCGCAGGACCT